GGGATGCGGTGCTGCTCCGTCGCCGAGACGACCTCGACGGGCCTGCGGAGGTAGAGCTCCATCTCGCTCTGGAGCCCCGCGAGGATCATGTCTGCGGCGTCCATCTGCCTGTTCGTCAGGCTTATGTCCATGTAGGTTTTGAGTTCTGCTGCGGAAACTATTGCCACCAACGATCACCTCCCGAGGGCTCTGGCCCGGCGGGCTCTCGCCCTGCGCCTCTCGGCCAGTTCTTCTCGCGTCTGTCTTCGCGCGTATTCCAGGGTTCGGCCAGCATTGCGCGCCCTGCGCCCGAAGCCGATCACCCTCCCGACCCTTCTCGGGATGCTTATGTCCTCGACTCGCGGAACGTTTACGTCCTCATCCCCAGGGGTCGGTACAAGCGGTTTTGGCATAGATCCTCGCAGAAACAGATTATTGCTATTTTAATGTTACCACCTAGCCTCATCTGTCATCGTTTGGGGGCGCCTCGATCCCAGGCTCGCTGGTCACCTTCGCCGAAGATTCGACCGGCACCCAGGCGCGCGAGTAGAGGTGGTCCTTGATGGCGCGATGCTTGATTATCGTTCCGTCGACCAGAAGGTCCAACTCGTCAAATGTCATGTTGAACGCGCGGCAGATCTCGTCCTCCGTGGCCGCCGAGGAGACGGTCAGCAGGCGGACGAGGGACGAGAGTTTCTTGGCCACCACCGACCCCCTGCCCCTGTTCATCTGGACATGGAGGATCATCGCGTCCCTCTCGGAGCAGTCGATGAGGACGGCCGGCACGGTCGCCCCGACCGAATCCCTGACCGCGTCGTTCATCGCCGCCAGCGAGCACCTCTCGTGGCCGTCGATGATCGTCATGTCTTTCGCCCTCACGACGATCGGGGAGAGGACCCCGAACGTCGCGAGCGAGCGCGCCAGAACCGCCAGGTCGGGCGACACGGTGGACGTGGATCTCCATGGCGCGCGCCCGAGACTTCTCGGTTCAACCTGTACTACCTCATACATTCGGGTTCTCCTCGTCTTGGATTATCTTTCCCGTCTTGGTTCCCGGGCCCGCGGGGTTGGCCGATGTCGCGTGTACCGAGCTGAGGAGGAGGTTCCTCGTCAGCCAGTGGATCGGGTAGGACTTGGGGTCCTGCGCCATCTTCTTCTTGAAAGTCGAGACGTACCTGCGCGCGGCGTTCTGCATCGTCGGGCCGATCATGTAGTTCGATATGAAGCGGCTCACGCCGGAGAGGCCGTCCCCGGAGTACATCTCGACGACCTTGTTCGCGTCGAAGTCGGCCCAGAGCCGCCTCTGCGCGTCGATGCGCGGGAAGACCCTGACGAGTTGGTCGTAGAACTCCGGCTCGGTCGCAATTACGTCGCCCAGGCGCCTTATCGCGATCGAGTGGAGGGGTATGCCCACCCTCGTGTTGGAACCCGTCATCTCGGCGGCGTCGTAGTACTCCGAGTACTCCCCGCCCGAGTCCGTTATGTACTTGAACACGTCGCTCGTCTGCCAGTCGTAGATCACCTTCGCGAACTTGAGCGGGAGCCCCCTCTTTACGCCGAAAGGCGTGACGATGTAGTTCTCGTGCAGTTTCTGCACGCACGATCTGTACCTCATCATCGACTCGTTCGCGCGCACGCCCGTGATGAACGCGGTTCGCCCGCGCTTCCCCTGCATCGTGTAGTAGTCGATGCTCTCCCTCAGGGGCTCGTCGTGGCTCAACCCGAAGTTCCGCGCGTTTATGGCGAACTCGGGCATCGGCCTCACGAGCCGGCCCTCGCGCTCGCGTTTGCCGCTCCAGAGAAGCGCGCTCTCCCTTCGCCCGAGGATCCATATCTCGGCGCCGTAGGGGAGGCAGTACCACTCCATGTCCACCCACGGGTACTCCCTCACCTTCAGCACGTAGTCGAGGACCATGGGGCTCACCATCTCCTCGTCGCGGAAAATCACTTTCACCGGCCCAAGGCCGCGCTCCTCGTGGACCTCCTTTGCGAGGTGGAGGATCGCCGTCGAGTCCTTGCCGCCAGAGAACTGCACGCAGACGGTGTCGAAGGTGTCGTAGACGTGGCGCAACCTCGCCCTGGCGGCGTCAAGGCAGGATGAGTTGAGGAACAACCTCTGGCGCGTCATTAGAAATCACAGTGGTCTTCTAGGTAGGCAAGCAGCCGCTCGGCTGTCGTGTTCCCGTCCACCTCCGGCGCCGAGCGTAGCCACTTGATGAAGTCGTACCACCTGCTCTGCTGCTCGACGCTGTCGAACACGATCGTGTACTGGACGACCGCCATCGGTTTCTTGATTCCCGGGATCGCCGTGCTCCCGAGCGCCGCCACCGCGACCTCGTCCTTCTTGGAAACCTGCGGGATCTCCGCGTCATCCTCGTCAGCCATAACCGGCGGGACGAACTCGCTTGAAGTCAGGATCTTGCTCTCCGCGTCGTTGATCGTCTGCTCGATCACGGCCATGTCGAACTCGTCGATTCCGAGGCCCGACATCAGATCCGAGTACTCGTCCCCGACGTCCCCTATGAGCTGCGCGAGCAGGTCCTCGTCGTATCCCCCGAGGTCAGACGTCCTGTTGTCCGCGTAGGCGAACGCCATCGCCTTCTTCTCGTCGCCCTCGAGGACGGTGCAGGCGATCGAGTCCCAGCCGAGGAGTTTCGCCGCCTCGTACTGGTGGTTCCCGGCGACGATGGTGTACTTGCCGTCGTCGTTCTGCACCACGACTATTGGTTTCATCTGGCCGAACTCCTTGTAGGACGCCGATATGGCTCCGACGTCGCCGAGGCGTGGGTTGTTCTTGAGGGACACAAGGCTGCCCAGCGGGATGGCCAGCGATGTTAGGGACTCGTGTATCCCGTTCACACCTGCACCCGCACGTTCGCGTTGAGCGTCCTGAGCGCGTCTATCTGGGTGCGCAACGAGAGGAGTTTCTCGCGCTTCGCCTTCACCAGCGCCTCCGCGCACTTGTAGTCGAAATCCATGTCGGCGAGCTTGTAATCCGCCCACGCCTCGCGCTCCCTGATCGAGCCCTTGGCCGAGAGGTACTCCTTCGCCCACTCGCCCTTGAGCCTCGACTCCTTGCGCGCGCAATCCTCGGCGAGCGTTTCGAACGCCTCGGTGTGCTGCTCGAGCTCGTCAAGTAGTTCGATTATCCTCTCCTCTATCTCGACCTGACTTATGGGAGAGGTTCTCACTGTGCTAATGGCAGGCATTTCTGCGCCTCCTTGTGGATGTCGGTTAGTGGTGACCAATCTACCTTTTTCAGGGCGTCGGTGCTTGACTTCGCCCAGTTTCTGCCGGTGGCGCCGAGGTGGCAGCGAAGCATCTCCTCGAGAACCCACGCGTCGCACCTGTCCGACCCGTCTCCCCCCGACCAAATGATCCCCGTCGCCGCGGATATGGCGGAGAGAACCTCCGGCTTCCCCGCGTTGCCCCTCCCCGTCGCGAACTTCGCCCTGCATGTCGGGGGTATCTCGACGAAAGGCACGTGCGCCTCGTAGAGGGCGAGCCTGATGACGCCACCGATCTCGCCTATCGAGTGCGCCTGTGAGTTGCGCGAAGCGTAGGAGTAGTTCTCGATCGCCGCGCATTCGATTTCTCGCTCGGCGACGATGCGCATCACCTCGTCCCTTATCTCCATGAGGCGACGCGCGCCCCGCGATTTGACCCTGATGCTGGACGTCTCGCCGCCCACCGAGACCCCCGTGGACGTAAGCGACAGGTCCAGGCCGATGGTGGCGACCTCGATCATTTCTCCCAGCCGTGTCTGGCGAGCCCGAGATCGAACGCGAGCGCTGGTTCTCGGCCGATCCTGTTGTGGCACCCCCTGCACACCGCCAGCACGTTCGACTCGTCGAGAATCGAGCCGCCCTGGGATCGTCTGACCAACTCGTGGACGTCCGTGGACGGGTGGAGCCTGTAGGTCACCAGGCCGTCGTGCTTGGCGAACACGGGGCACGCCTCGCACTTCGGCCTCTGCGAGAGGACGCGCGAGACGAGCTTCCTGCGCTCGACGTATTTCGCCTCCGTCTTCTTGCTTCGGTTGCGTATCGGCTTGCGCGGCTTCACAGGATTTCCGACGGGAGGATGTCGTCGAAAATCCACGACCCGTCGAGCAGAGCCCACAGCGCGCGGTCGATCGCCGTCTCCTCGAGCCCGTACTCGTTCAGCAACTCGCGGTGCTTGGCGATCCCGCGCTTGAGGAAGTCCGCGGTCCCCCAGCCGTCGACTTGCGTCATCTCCCCCGTCTCGATCATCTTCGTGACCTCGTTGAGCCTTCTTTCGACGTGGAACCTGAAGCGGGAAATCTTCGTCACGCGCGAGTCGTAGGAGGCGTTCGCCTTCTGCGCGAGCGCCAGGCCCTCGTCGCCGAAGGACTCGTACCTCGCGACATCGGAACCGCGCGAGTACTCCACGAATTGGATCTGCCTGTCGAGGTTCTCGAGCAGGGCGACGAGGTTCAGCCTCCAGCGCTCCCAGTTCTCCTTGCTCGTGAGCAGGCTGCGCTGGCTCGGGGGGATCCTGTTCTTCGCCTCCTCTGCCACCAGCCTCGCGAAGGTTTGGTCATCCATGCTTCGCCGCCGGTTTCCTGGCGCCCCAGGCTGGGCATATCCGCTTGTAGCTGCACCAATCGCAGAGCTTTGAGACGTTCGTCCGAAACTGGCCAGCCTGTATCGCCTTGGTTATCTCCTCGTGGGCTTTCGCGATGCGCGCGAGGACGATCCCGTCGTCCTCGGGGCGCACCTGCTTCTTGATGCTCTTGCCGTCCTTGAGATATATCAACTCGACCTCGTACACCGGCCTGCCCAGCGACCTCTCCACGATGACCTTGTAGAGGTGAAGTTGAAACCACTTCTGGTCGACGTAAGCGGGGCGCGGGAACTTGCCCGTCTTGTAGTCGGTTATCCTCGCCCCGTCGCCCATTTCGCTGATCCTGTCCACGAACCCCTTGATGGTGATCCCGGGCAAGACCTCGACGTAGTACTCGGACTCGATGCCCAAAGGGGAGATCTTCTGGGGATCCTCCACCATCCAGAGGTTCTCTACGCACCACCATGACTTCCACCTCAATTCCCTCATGTCCGTCTCCGAAGCGCCGATGGCCGCGAGCCTCTCGGCCCACCCCATGGCCCAGACGGAGCGCGACAGTTGCTGCGCGTTCGCCACCGTTCGCTGGTCGCTGGGGAGTTTGTAGACCTGCTCCAGCACATCGTGTACGAAATTGCCCATGATCTGGCTGTCCGTCTCCGGCTCGGGTATGCCGTCGATACGGCTGTACTTGAACCTCTGGGGGCATTGCTCCCATGTGGAAATGGACGATGCCGAAAGGTACTCGGGTGTGCGCGCCTCGCGCGTTTGTTCAGTTGCCACCGAACAACCTTACTACTTCTCGAAGCTGAGCCTCACTGCCTCTGCCTGCAGTTCGTTGAGTTGGTCGATTGATGCGTCGCTCGACTTTCGCGGCTTCGGCGCGTTGTTGGATATCTTCGCCCAAAACTCGTTCAACTGCGAACGCTTTGACTCGTCCAGCCCCTTGCTCAGGCTGACGAAGTTGTCCCAGATCTGAACCGACTCGTCGACGGGCGCGTCCATGGCCTGCTCGATCTCGATCGCCTCGTCGCTGCGCGCGAGGTATAGGCCGACGCCCATCGTCTGCGCCGCCTTCTTGAGGGCGTCGGAGATGGCGCCCTTGAACTCGTCACCGAGGTCGACTATCGCCCCCTGTTTGGTGCGCTTTATTTTCTGGCCTCCGATGCCGTCCCGGCTGACCAGCGTCGACTCGCTCGCCCTGTACTCGATTCGCACATGGGCCACTACGAAGTCCGGGTCGATCGCGTCGCGCTCGCACCGGAGGACGACGAATGACCAACTGTCTGCCCCCAGCACCTTGTTGAGCCGGTTGATCACCTCGCTGACGGGGATGTAGGTCAGGTTCGTCCCGCCCTTGTTTAGGGTGCGCTCCATCTCCTGCGGGAACGGCTCTGAGAGCGCCCCGTATATGTCCTTCTTGGTTGTTTCACTCATCGCTTTCTCCTCCGTGTGGTTGTCTTACTATTACGCTCATGCGCGAGTCGCCGGACTCGCAGTAGTTGTCGATGTTCACGCCGATCTTCTCGAGTTGCGTCACCTTCCAGTAGGAGGGCTGGACGTAGTTCAGCATCGACTTGGCCAACTCCTCGGGATCGACCTTCACCTCGCCCGTGTCCATGTCGATTGACATCTTCATGAGCTTCTGGGCGACGACGCTCGCCAAATCCTTGTGCTGCCACTTAGTTCGCTTCTTGGCGAAGCTTTTCTCGACCTCGCCGCCGCCCGGCAAGAGGATCTTGTCCGATTTCATCATCGATCCGACCTTGATGGCGAAGGAATCGTACGCGAACTTCAGGCTCGCCTTGTTCCTGTTAAACGCCGCGAGGACCTCGCAGGCCTCCTCCTCCGGGGGCGAACCAGAGAGGTAATCCTCGAGCCTCCCCTCAAGATCGTTGAGTCGCTCGGCGAAATCGCCGAACAGAAGGTCGGCGATGGTGGGGCTTGTGGTCATTTTTGTCTCACTTGTATCTTCTTAGTAGGTATTGCCTAAACGACAATAGCAGCCCTTTTGCGTTGCGGCAACCCCAGGCCCGTGAGAAAACTGAAGGCGCCCGTCGCCGAGTCGACCTGGTCGTCGTGGTTCGCCGCCTCGGGGAAGGACGAGATCTCATCCAGCCAGTCGGTTAGCCACGGACCCCTCAGCACCCGCACGTTTCCGTTCGCGGCGGCCGCGGCGAACGGGCGAGCCCTGGTCGCCTTGTCCCCCGTGGATCGCAGCCCGACGAAGTCGTATCCCGGCACGACGTAGCGCGCGTATTGGTCGATGAGCGCCTTGCCCGACGAGCCCGGCTCCTGCTCCATTCTTATGGCCACGTTCGGCCCGTCCTCGACCGCCGTCTGCTTTG